CTCCAGGGACAAAGTTTGGATTACAAGTTAGAGTTGCAGAGTTGCTATGAGTAGTTCCTGGGGCTAAGTAGTATGGCATCCCCGATGCTGTAATAATATCGTAGTCAAACACAGGTTGGTTTGGAAATCTAACGTAGGTTAAATTAATTGTTGGTATGCCTTGTGGTCTAACTAAAATCTTTTGGTTTTGAATTGTCGCCACAGGTCTCGCTAAACTCGGAGAGAATAGAGATGTGGAAAGCCTGTAAGAAAAATCCTTGTTCGACAACATCTCAACGTGACGATAGATTTGATTAGATCCGGTAGAAGTGTTCTCGTAGTCATAACGACTCGCCCTTCCATACCTTAAATAATCAGAGGGAAGAATGCCGTATCCGTAAGAATCGAGGGGTAATGGAGTAATTCCGTTATCCCCAAGCGTAACTATGAAAGGACGAAGGTTGTCGGTAATCTCTTGGTTCTCTTCGTACACCTCTAAGAAGTCGTTAATCTTATCTATGTTGACATACTCAATAGCCTCGTTATAAATATCGGGGGTAATAAGGTTGCCATAAGCGTCCTTACCTATCTTGTTGTAAACCTGATTTAGTATGTCGTTAAGATTCATAATCTTCTATTAGTTATAAACTCTGATTTCTATTGGAGAGTAATTTAAAATAGTATCTCCCGTTGTAGATAAAACTAAAACATTATCATTTAATCTAACTAAATTATAAATATCTCCACCGCCACCATTCAATACGTCTGTATCGTACCCACCTGCTTGAATAGAGAGAGCAAATGTTTTTGTAATTGGGAAAGCTCCAGATAATGTTCCGTTGTATATACCTGCGCTAGAGCGAGTCCAAACAATATTTCCTAAACTATTTTCTAACTCAACAGCAGTAGGTGCAGCAGTTCCTGTTTGAGACATTAAGGCTACATATGATTTATATCCCGACTCGCTTGACGTGTTGTTAACCCACTCAGGTGTAATGTTTTCTCCACTACAACCACAAGAAGTATCGCAAGAGCAACTAGAGTCACTACAACCGCAAGAACTACCGCAAGAAGAACTCGACTCGCCAAGAAGCGAAGTGATTTTATCAGCATACCTATCTGCCGCAAGAGTGTCTCCGCAAGATCTTTCAATTTGGTATTGGGTGTAGTAAGCATTGGCTAAAGTTAATTCTTGAGCGTAACGAGGAGTTGTAGATCCACAAGCCACGTCAGCTGCATATGCCGCAGTAATTTGGTCAAGTGCAGAGTTAACACTACATAATTGAGAATTACACGCTACGTTATGATTTAATGTTTTTGTTAGAACAGCAACTACTGTTAAACCATCAACTTGAGTGATTGTTAAATTTGCTGTTAATATCGCTGTCCACATTCCTGTAGCCAATGTGTTAACCACAAGGGTTGATGCTGTTGTTGTTTCGTAGTATGGAACGACAGGAGCAGGAGTAAGTCCGATAGGAAAGTATAAACGAATACTCTTACTCGAAACTGTCCAAAGTCCGTAACTCGTAGAATCTGTTGCAGTAATTTGTCCGTTAGGATAAAAGTTGCAATCATTAGTTACGTTGAATTCTTGGCAAGCAATATTAACACCCGAGTAAGTGTACAAAACTGTAGTGGTAGTTCCAACACCCATTCCTGCGACTGCACCATACTCAAATGTGTATGTGCCTTGTAAAACATTAGACGAGGTGTCTAAGGGCAGGTTGTACAAAGCGGAAGTAGTCGAAGCTGTAATAAAAGCATTACCAGCGGTACTCTTATTCAAAATTAGATTACCTGACGGGTCAGTCAACTTTGCGTAAACAGTTGCTGATGGAGTAGCTGTTCCTTGGTATTTTTTTGTGGATACGTTAAAACTTAGAGTAGTAGGCATTTTCTTTTAATTTATACACAAAGATAAAAAAAATAGGGTACAAAAGTACCCCATTTCAGATTATTTGTATCTTTTGTTTAAGACAAAGCCTTCTTCAACTGAGCGTATAGCTTTTTCTCCTTAGAAACGTAGGCGATTAGAAGTCCTTTTGCGTCAAACGGGATGTCAGCAACCATGGTTTCTTTGCCGTTAAGCACCATAAGTACCTGGTCTCCATCCTCGTTAGACTTCAACAAACCTGTTGAGATTGCTTTTTCTACGAGAGAAACAACATCCTCATCTACAGCGTCTTTGTCAAACTTGGAAATCAAAAACTTCTTAAACTCAGCATTTGTGTCCATAGTGCTGAAGATTTTTGCCAAGATAACATCTTGAGTATCATCCTCATCAACAACCATAAATGTCTTAGCAAAAGCAATCAACTTATCACTTGGCAATTCGCCTAAAGCAACCTTAGTCTTTGCCTCTGACATAGTTGTGCTAGTCTTCTGCTCAACAAGTTTATGTTGGATGATAAATTGGAAAGGAGATGATGTTTGGCCAATCTTTGAGTTTTTAAACAACTTGCTGAAGTTGTAACAGAACCAAAGTAGTTCCATGTCTTCCCCTGGCTTAAATACAAAAGAGTGGTCTACAATAATGTGATTGTCCTCAAAGTAAGAAGAGCCGTCAGAACGATACCTTGCAGGAAGGTATGAGAAACGAATTTCTCTTTGCTCACCTGTGTTATAGTCTATCCAAGTGTTAGAAAGATTTATACTGAAAGTAGGTTTCGAAAATACAAAAGGTGCGGCAGGATTGTTTGTTTCAATCTTTTGCACAACATTAGCGTTGTAAGTAATACGAACAGCTTTTTTCTTAGTCATGTACTCAGGAAAAACCGAGGTCAACTCGTCAATATCCTCTTGATCTAAAATGAATTTTTGGCCATCTTGAAATAGCATAGTTGTAAATTTATTATTGTTTTTATTTTGTGTGTGTTTTTGTAATTAGGGGGGAGAGTTTCCCCTCCCCCTTTTATTACAGTATAAGATAACCTAAGGTTAGGCTACGATACGAGTGAATTGCTCCAATGTGAAGAAGTCAAATCCAAGGTCAGATGACAAGTATAGACGAGCAACGTCACTTGGTCCGATTTTACGAGCAGAAGCACGTCCATCGTCTGTGATTTCCATGAAGCGGCTATATCCGTCCATCTCCTTGTAAACTAACTCGATACGGTTACGAAGAACCCCTTCAGCGTCTTGAACTTTGTTCAATGGGATGATCCATCCACGGTTACGAAGAGGAGCAGTAGCACCATAGTTAGCAGCAGTAGTTGCAGGATCTTGCATGAAACGAGCTTGTTTCAAAGCGAAGTTGTATCCGTCAACATTTAATGCCTGCCAAGAGAAGGTAGAGAACAAAGTCTCAGTCTGCTCCATGTTACCACCGAAGAATACGTCAGCCATGTTCTGAGTAGTAGCGTTAACCAAGTTAGCGTTTTGGTAGTTGTTACTAGTCATGTTGTTTAAGCTAGTGTTCAACTTGCTGTACAACTCATTAGTCAACCAAGCCAAGAACAAGTTACTTGAATATCTACGGCTCATTACGTTAGCAACGGTACGCAAGTCAGAAACATCAAAACCTGCACCTGCTGAGTGAGAATATCCACGAGAAGCAATCTCGTTATCAAGACCAGAGAATGTTTGAGGAACACCTGTGTTGGTAGAAGAAGTGCCAAAAATCATTGACAAAGCGATTTGCTTAATCAAACGATATTCAGCCTCATCTTGACCTTCGTAGAAGAATCCGTTCATTTTCTTAGTCTTGCCATCTCCGTACTCAACTTCCATCCACTGTGGGGCGTTAGTTTTTTGAGTACCAGAAAGTTGGTAAGTTTCTTTGAAGATTTGAGTCTTCCAGTTGTACTTAGTCCAGAAAGATTGAGAAGACATTGGTTGGTCTGTTCCTTCGTCCCATGCAGAACCAACTACAACGAAGATGTCACCTGCAACAACAGCCTCAGCAGTAACCGCTAAAACTGGCTTCAAGTCAACTACGTTAGTTGAGTTGTTAACCGCTGTAACCAAGTATTGAGGAAGATTAGCGTTGCTAGTGTTCATCAAAATCTGACCAACTTTTGCATATGTAAATGCAGAAGGTTGCTCAAGGTAAGCCTGTCCGTTAGCCACAGTCGCTCCTGCGTTGTTACCCAAGAAAGTAAGTGGGTTTGTAGAAGCAACAGTAGGAACTTGACCACCACCTGCAACAGTGTCAGAAGTGATTTGAATCGTAGCACCTGCCGCTGGTGTTGCTACAGCACCAGTAGAAATAACTGGAGCGTCATAAAGACCCTTCTCCCAGTGCCATCCTGTGATGTTCTGAACACCACGCTTCATTCCTAATCCCATCAAAAGTTGGAAGTCAGAAAGACCGTTGTCTCCGAATTTGTTTTTAAGTGTACGCAAGTAGTGAGGCACTAATAAGCCTGTTGTATAACTTGCGTCAAAGAGCGATAAGAGGGAGCCATTAAGACCGCCAGGTGCTGCTACCGCATTATTTGAAGCTGTTCCAAAAGCCATTTTGGTAAAGTATTAATTAATAAAAAAATTTATTTTTTCCTTAAATCTGTCCTTCGAAGTATTGCAACAATTGACTCTTCTCATTAGTTCCACCCTGCTTTTCCGGTCTAGCAACAGACGATCCGTTATGAAACTCTTTAACCGATTTTTCAAGGGCCTCCCCTTTAGCGGCTGTAATAAGAGATTTATAAATATTGGCTGCTTCTAAATTTTCTATTCGGCTCCGAACATATGTGTTTATAAGCTCAATACTTTGGTCATCTGGTAAAGATGGATTTGAAGCGATGATATTTGTAATCTCTTTTTGGAGCTGAGTTCGGGTCTCCGCAGACACCTGCGCCTTTACTTTATACCCCTCAAGGTCATACTCCACCTCTTTCAAATCAGTCAGTTTTTCAATTGTAGGCTTCCATTCCTGAACCGCCTTCGCAACAGTCTCTTTAGACTCGTTATATTGGTTACGCAAAGATGCAACAAAATCTTTATTCTGTCCTATATTTTGTAATTTTTCTTCGACTATAGCAATGTTTTTTCCAATTTTCATCTTCATCACCTTTGGAGCGTCTTCAAAAGTAACATCAGCGTAAGTGCTGTTCTCGTCTGCAATTGCCTCGCATAGGTCTTCAAAAGACATATTGTTTAACAAGTCTGGCTCTTGAATAACTTGAGCAAGTGCCATGACTTGAATTGGAGTTTGTTTAATCTCTTCGGATGTTTTTCCAACAAATTTACTAGCAACATCTAAGTCGTTAATTCCTGTGTTTCTGATAAATGAATTAAGCCCTGCGAGTTTTTCGTTTGCAAATGGAGACTCTAACTCTTTCATTAAACTCTCCTGCTGAGATATTAAAGGCTCAAACTCATCGTATTTCTTTGCTCTTTCTTCAAAGCCAGAATACTTTTGTTTAATAGAATCAATAGACTCAAAGTCTCCGAAAATTGCTCTTAGGTCAGATGCCTTGAAGGTGGTGTCATCGTTAATAGTAGTGTCTACTATTGGAGCAGGTTCACCACCATCAGGAGTTGCTGTCGGCTCAAAAGAAGGCGTTGGCTCTTCTGAAATTTCCACCGGTGTAGGAGTCGGGTTCTCCAAACCTAAGGCACTAAAAATGCTTGTAGGCGTAGCTTGTTCTTGATTTTCCATTATGTGTTGTTTTTGTGTTTATGCGCTTGGTTTACGGAACTTACCTGTGATTTCAGCACCTGTCTGTTCTTGTAAGTATGCCTCTGCTTTAATCTCCTCAATTGTTCCTTGAGTTTCAGCGGCAATAATCATTTGTTTTTCTTTAACTCTAATGTTAGAGAGGGCTGCCTCTTTTTCAACCTCTATCTTAGCCTTCATCTGCATTAACTCCATCTCACCTTTCTGCTTCATCAACTCTAACTCTTGTAGAGATTGAGCCTGTGCTTGTTGGTTCTGAGCAGCCATCTGGTCGTTGTACTGACGTTTCTTACTGCTCTTGTATGTCAAGTACCAAGTTGCTTCTTTTAAACGCCCCTTCTCCAACATTTCAAGAATCATGGTGTAGTCAGAGAGTTCTATCTCAGGCATTCCGTTACGACCAACTTTTAATGCGGTCTCAGCGGCTTCTGCAATTTTAAACTTCTGAGTCGCTGATATCTTGTTGCTGAGGGATATACCTAACTCGTCTAGCGTAAAGTCAGCCGCAGGTAATAAGTAATCGATTGATGTTTTGCCAAATACTTCCGCATAGTAGTCCTTCACTTCGCTGTCAAAGCGCATTGTTGTCATAGCACGCAAAGCAATGTTCTGACCCATCTTAACCTTTAAACGCTCTAATGCTTGCTGTAGTGGCCAAAGAGCATTGTTAGTCGCCTCAACTTCCATCTCGGCAATACCAACCAACTTATCACCCTTTGCAGGAGAGCCTGCCATAGTTGGAGTGATTCCTGTAATCTGTAGTAATTTTTCCACGTCATGTTGGTAGGCTAAAATCCATTCGGATAATTGTTTACCTATACCACCCTCTAATTCGTCAAAGGTTTTATTTGTATTTACCTTACCTCCTAATAGAGAGGATCTGTAAAAGAAATTACCCGTATGAGAATATACTTGAACAAGGTCAAATGGGGTGTACATCGAACCTGCAATACTATTAATGTTTAATGCCCCGATGTCAATCGCAATACCCTTTGGAGCAGCAGCTAATTTTGCTGCTTGTAATTTCAAATGATTGATTTGAAGAGAGTCGTAAATAGGTATGGCTGTTTCTGTGATAGCCTTTCCCGGTACTCTTTCAAAGCGGTAAGAGATTTGAGGCTTTTGCTTGCTCACTCTCTTCATGTTCTTCTGCTTACCACCTACTGTGATGTTTGCTCCTGGGATAAAGTACCCCTCGTAAATAACGTGAGCGTCTACAATAACTGTTTTCTTCTTATCTGTATTTACATATTCCCCAAACTTGTCTGAGTAGAATGTGTGAATACCATCACGATCTTTCTTTTTGTAGAACTGAGTATCCTTCGAAATATATTCGAACTCAAGAACGTCCACAAAGAAATCATCGTAACGCATACGATCCGTGATAGTATCTCTTTGACAATACCAAGACCATCCGTATCTATCGTTTGAATAAGTTAAATCAAACGCCCACTTAGCAATTCTGTTAACTTGTCTTTCGGTATCCTCCTCAGTCCATCCATTTTGGATGAGCAAGTCTCTAATTTGAGGAATGCTATATTTTTCAAAGTGTCCTGCAAATGGGGTATTGTCTCCTTGAGAGTCATCCGTCCAAGCACAAATAAACTTAGTTACGTCTACATACTTAACCTTTGCCATGCCCGTATGAGCGTCTGTGTAGTCTTTACAAACCATAAAGTTGAAGTTGATGGCATCATCTTTTAACTGACGCTCTATCTTTCCCCAATCACTATTTGTAAAACCTAACTCTATTAACTTCTCTAAAGTAATTTCTAAATTTTGTTTAAACCCACCAAGACTTTCGAATACATCTAACTCGCCAGGGTTCTGAGGTAGAAACTCTCCCTCGCCAACTTGCGGCATTCCTAAATCTTTCATTAAAGGCTCCATCTTCGACTTAACGTAAAGGGTTGCCTTATCTAACGCTTTCTTATTTTTAATCTCCGGGTTAATACAATCAACTTGAACACGCTGATTATCAGTACCTATTACAGAATGAATAACTCTCTTTAACTCAGGTGCTATTGAGAAAATCTCAAAGTTCATATTTGCGTAACCTTTTCTACGAATACGTTGAGCTTGTGCGTTAGGGCTTGATAGACTTGTCTTTTCTTCCCCTCGCTGAATCCACATATCAATATACTTCTGTTGATTTTGTCTTCCTTCAGAGTAGTTTCTTATCTCAAATAAACGAGCAATATCTTGTCGGCCAAAATAAGTTTTGTTATTTTCGTAACGATAAAAAATGGCACGGCCAATTTGAGACAACCAGTTGTTGTCTTTCTTTTTAGGATCAATATCATCCTTTGGCCACAAGATTGTATATTCGCTCATACTTTAATAATAATCAAATGTATCAAAAAGTTTTGAATCTATATTCATAGACTGCTCATTTAATTCTACAAATTTAGGGTAAACTGACTTACTTCCCAAAAGTGCATAGCCTCCAGCAGCAAATAAATCGTATTTTGTCATTTCTTGCTTGCCGTCAATGTTAGCACACTCCTCTAAAACCTCAATGTGGTTCTCTCCTTCAACGCCATTTTTTAAGTAATGTTCCCAACAATCAAAGATGTCTTGCTTTGCAGAATTACTTGAGCCGTCTGTAGTTATCCTTCCTGGAAGTGGCTTTCTGAATCCATTTTCATCCATGTCGTATAAGAGATACCCTCTTAAACCCCACTCTAAAAACTTTTCGTAAAGGAAGGTAATATTCATCTCGGGGTATAACATTGCGCCAAAAAACATACAAGCCTTTGCCATATCATCGCAATATTCCTCTCTTCCAACATCTCTTTGTTTATAAGTGAGGACAAACTTATCGGATGCCCACATTCCTCTTGGCTTAATAAGCAGACCTGTATCTCCGTCAAGGTGATCATCTTTCTTGTAATACATTGCGCCTGCGTTGTAAGACTTTTTCTTACCGCTTACTTCATGGGATTCGTATTTAGCAGGGTCAGCCCCCATCACAAACTTACTCATAACAGTCCAAGCTGGCTTCCAAGACTCTAAGTCAGAGTCCCACTCTTTCAGGTTTCTTGCCCCTGATGGAGGAAGATATGAGATGATAAACTTACCCTCATCATCTTCAACAAGTTTTACTTTTGAGCATCTTCCATTTTCCCACTCAAAGTTGTACCTACGAGTTTTGTGTTTTTCAAAAGTCAACTCTGTAATTCTTTTTCTTATCTTGAGGACAGGGAAAGAAGAGTCTTTCGATGCTGACATGAAGCACTCCTTTAAGTTCATTGGAAAGTTTTGCATCTCTTCAATAAGCCCTGTTTGGTCTCCGTTCATTTCAAACGCTCTTCGTTTATTTTGGAGATAAGTTTTTGCTCCCATCGAAACAAATTTTCCATCAACATTCTTTGTTGGCTTCTCCGGGTCTTCAATAATAGAGTTTCCGAACTCGTCAATAAAACCATCCAAACCATCATGGGCAGGAAAGAATAGAGTGAGAAGTCCTGTCATTGTTTGCCCGTTGTCGTTCCTTTCGTTAAAGCGAGATCCTAAAATAAGTTTTTTCATTTGCTCACCACCACCCTTTTCCATCTCACCTAATGTCGAGGTGAGGAGACCGATGCCATGAATGTATGGTCCCTGTGCGAGACACTTCATAACAACTCTCCATCTATCAACAACATTAATGTTAATACCTGCTTTGGGGTCAATCTTTCCAACCTCATCGTGGTGAATAAAGTGAAGTTTTTCCATGTCATAAGCTCTCTCTCCAGATGGTCGGTGATTTATCCAACCCTCGTGTGGAGGTAGAGAAGTTGTTCCAACACCGCCTGCCGTTCTATTTGCAGGTGCTGTAAATTGTATCGCTTCCTTTGGAACAGAAGATCCTTCAGTCATTAATTTAAAGAAGAAGGGCATTCTACGGAGACGCTTTGCAATGTGGTCCACAAACACTTGAGTAGAGTGGTAGTCGGACATACTCTGTATACCTCCAAATCTTTGTATACCTAGGGTTGCCGTCACATACCAATTCATAAAACCTGCACGAGAGGTTGCCCCCTCTCTTCGGTGTTTTGGGTAGATTACTCCGTAAGTTGTTCTCTCGCCTGTGTCTATCGTGTACTCTCCTTTTTCTACATAACAATCAGGATGCTTTTCTTTAAACTCATCCACACTTTTTTGCATATTGAAATAACGAACATAACTCTTTTTCTTTTCAAGGTAAACAACCTTAAACTTATAGAAAGCCTCTTGCGTTGTGTACGCATACATAACAGTCAAGAACCACTTCCTATCCCTGTCTCTATATTCCGCTAATCCCTTTGTATTTCTTCCGTTACCAATTGGCCAATAGTTTAGATATGTGTACTGACACCCAGGCATATATGTTGGGGTGCCATTATTGAAAAAGAAATAACCCTTGTAGTGCCTTTTGATTTGTCTCTTAATCCAATTTATTTCTTTTGAATAATGGGAAACATCGTTAAATAACTCCTCATCAATATCCTCTAACTTCACAACATCCTTAGGCTTCATCTGTTTCTTTCTACGGATAATAGATTCAATCTCTACTAACTTTGACGGCATATCCTGGTATGTAAACTTCTGCTTTTCGGGAGGAAGTCCATACCCTTCAACTTTTTTTATTGCCTCTTCGTAAGGTAATTTATAATACTCCTCAAGAGTGGGGACTTTTATTTTTGTTGGGTACAAGTCCTCATCATCGTTATTAACAACAATGAACTCTTCGGGTCGGTTGTATTTATATTTTACTTCACGCATCTATCTCTGGGAATACATCACCATTTTGTTCAAATTCACGAATATACTCTTCAGGTCTTATGCCTAAAGAGTCTAGTAAAGTAAACTCGGTCAACTCTTCCTCTAGTTCCTTACTCTTTTCACCTTGTAGGAATTGAGTCTTTGAAGCTGTAATTTGACTCATGGTCATATTAATAATTTCTCTTCGAGTCTTTTCTGCCTGAACTATTTTAGCTTGAGCAACTTCATCTTCAGCCTCTAATTTAATCTCTAATTCTGTATAACGCAAGAGAGCCTCTTCAGCAGACTTCCAAACCATGTATTGCTCACCACCCATCAACATAAGGAAATATATTGCCCTTCTATTTACCCCCTTAATTTTCCAGTTGAGCATATCCTTAATCACATCATCGTATGGAGGCTCAAGGTTTAAGCATTGCAATGCCCACACTTTTCTTCTCTTCAAGTCAGGGATACCTTGACCTGGAGAACCTAAGTCGTACATATAAATCAAGTACCGCATAACAATATCGGGATCTAACTTCTTAGGTAAATCGTTTGCCGCAAATATTATGGAGAACTTAGATAAGTCAGAGAACTCAAAA